CTCTTTCTTTAAATGTAGCTGATTCATCTACAATATCGTAACAATGATAACATAATTCTTTGTGATCTTCTTCTAAAGTTTCTTTTCTAGCAAGACCACTAATTTTTTGAAGATTTCACCCATGCCTATATAATTCTCCATCCAAAATTAAACCTTCGTTTTCAGTTAGTAATTTAATAATATATGGATCTTTTCTTATATAAGTCGCCGGGATATCATAATCACCGCCGCCACGAGAAGAGGTGTGAACTTCGCCATCTCGCATAAAGAGAAGCATTCTTACTCCGTCATGTTTATAGCTACCATATCATTCTTTTTCTGTTAGTTTTTCATTCTCTTTATCAAGAACTTTACACAACATTGGTTTAAGTGCTCCATTAGCGTCAGTTTTGGTATCACCAAGAATTTCTTTACATTTATCTTCTGTTAAATTACTGAATTCAATATCACTAATATCTTTATATCCTTTGTCAAGATACTTTTTATAATTAGAATTGAACTCTAATTTAACTTGTTGTTCCAACGTCCTTTTAGCTTTTCCAGCTTTTATCTCTATTTCTGGCGCAATTACTTTCTTTCCATCAAGTAGCCCAGATTCTCTATGAATTATATATGTAGATTCTGGTGTTTCTGTCGTTCAAATATGGACTATTCTCACCTTGTTCTTAGAATCTAAAGATATAGCTGTTTTATTCATCCATTAAAATAAATTTGTATAGTGTTGGGTCATAATAATCCGGTATAGTAAAAATAAAACAAGTTTCTGATGTAAATTTAAAATCAACAATTTGAACAAAAGCAGATTTACAATAAGGGTCTAAAAAATCAACTCTTAGTGTATAGTCTTTTCTTGTTTTATCTATATCGTCAAATAATACTGCCTCATATGTTGTATTATTTAATCCGCGATTAACAACCTGTACACCATATAAAGTAATACTTTTTGTATTAATTGTTCATGTTCAATCCTCCATATCAATAAAAAACGGTTTTATTGTTGGAAGTGTTTTTGCATTAGACAGAAGCCTTGAAAACTCACTATAAGTAGTATAACTAGTTCTACTTTCCACTGCTTCCAAATCCGCCAGACCCTCTCTGTGTTTCAGAAAGTTCTTTTACTTCATTAAATTCTATTTGTGGATACGGAATAATCATTATTTGTCCAATCCTATCACCAATACCATACCAATCACAAGCATCCCATTGGTATTTATCAGCATCGCCAGGATTTACAATCGATGTAGTAGTCCATTTACCATCAGTAGCTTCACTAGGTTCGTTTTCAATACGATAATTACGCTTAAAACGAAGCTTTAGCTCCCCTCTATACGAACTGTCAAGGACACCTACTGCGTTAGCAAGAGATAAGTCGTACTTTGACACACTACTCCTAGGAAAAATTAGCATTACGTATCCTTCAGGAACTTCAAATGCGAGTCCTGTCCCATATTCTATGTATTTGTCAGTTACATTAATTGATGTTGCTGTAACATCCATTCCAGCATCCCCTGGTTTTGCATACTGGGGAATTACTGCATTTTCATTAAGTTTCTTTATTTTTATCTTCATAAAATTTATTCCAAGTTTTATTTATTTCTTCAACCTCTTCTAATGTAAATTCACGTATAAGTTCAGTTTCAAATATAATATTATATTCATGTCGTTCATAACCATCAATAAGTAATATTAATTCATCGTCTTCATAGTGACATTTTCTATATTTCATTATAAGCGGTGTTGTAGAGAATAATGGAAGTTTAGTACTATAAACAAAACCAACATGTATCGCTGATGTTGGAAGAAACCATTCTACATCAGATTCTTTTAATACCCAAGCAGATATATTAGGAACTTTTCGTACCATCTTTTTTAATATATAGTGTGCAATGACAAATATTGTTTTCACGATATTCTAGGCAAGGACACAATCTATCTTCTCTTGTTTTACCTGGATTATCACAAGGACATTCTCCATTGTTTAGTTCACAACGTTTTAATATTGAATTTACGACTTTATCGTTTGGATTTAATTGCCATCCTTCTTTTCTAAGAATCTGTATCATTTTTCCAAAATCTATCAGTTATATCATAAAACATATTTGCATGAGCACTCATTTTCTTTAATCCAGTTACGCCTCTTGCATAAAATCTTTGATTTGTATTTGGATTATCCAAAGCGCCACATTCTGATTTATATGGTCCAATTTTTACATAATCGAGTAAATCTAATATATCATCACTTGGAAATATATCACTACCTGTATACCACGCAACTTTATATGGATAATCGCTTCTTAAATGACAACTAAACATTAATTGTTTTAATGTTTCTAAATCAGAATCTCCACCCATAAAACAAATACAAGTAATGCCTTTGTTCTTGTCAATTAATTCTTGAAGTACTTCAATATTTAATTCATTGCCCACATCATTCCAGAGATGTTTTGAATGGCATTCTGGGCAATGATATGGGCAATTAGATATTTCAATACACAATGTTATTTCATCTGGAACTTCTGAAAATGTAACTTGTGCTGTAGTGTATTTTAACATTTTATTTCGTCTTCTTTTGTATAAACACGTGTTTTTTGTTCTATTCTACGACCATCAGATCAGTTCTTAACTTTAGTAAGATATCCAATAACTCTATCATAGAGGTCGATGTGTTCAGATCCGCATTTAGGACATTTTGTAACTGGTTGTTTACCAATTCAACCACAATCTTGGCATTCAGAATTTGGTATATTTCAAGTGAAATATTGACAACCAACAGATGCTGCATACTTAATAAGTTTATGATACTGTTCAGCGGATAAATGACTATCTAAATTTACATGAGCGGCAGATCCACCGTCCAAATAATCACCAATATAATCAGAACCGTGTAACTTAAGTTTTTCAAGTACAGAAATATTAGAATCGTTTGGTTTAAACACATAACTTGCATAAAGATTTGTATCCTCAGGAACTCAATAACCATCCTGCTTATCTCAGTTATAATTCTTTACAGCAAGTGATTCCGCAGGCACCATTTCAGTATTATATGTAGTTCTTTTAGTTTTATGTAGAGTATTTTGTTCTTTTACTGTACTAAAAATAAGCTGACAAAAGTCTTTATAGTCTTTATTGTCATTGCATTTAATTCCAAGATATTCTGCTGCTTGATTTAATCCATTTAAGCCAATTGTAAGATACTGTTTATCAAGATTAATAAATCCCGCTTTATATACTGGTAACAATCCGGCATCATACATATCATGAAGTTGTTCATTATAAGCAGTATGATATCTATAAACTCTTTCAAGAATATCTTTTAAGTAATTTGGAAATTCTGAATGAAATATATTTAAAGATTCTTTAATAGTAATCGGATTGTTAAATCTATCATTATATCAATCCTGAACGATTCTGTTAAGATTTAATGTAATAACAGATTTAGAGCCTGTCATTACACCCATGTTACCATTGGTAAAATTAAACTCCTTGGTTTGAATCTTATTTTTAAGTCTGCAACAACTTGAAAGTGAATCAACAGTATCTGATATATAAGTAAAGAAAGAGTGGCCTCTTGCATATTCTTCACAAACAAAATTAAACATATCCTCATCTGCAAATTCGCCATCCTTATATAATAAAGTTACTGATTCAACAGGGAATGTTAATATACAACGAAGCCTTTCTTTATTAAACCACTGCATAAATTCTTTCTGAAGTCAACAAACAGATTCTCATTTAGCTTGTGTATTATCTGGAAAATAAAAATCTCCAAACATTCCTTCAAAAAACGGTTTATCAAAGTAGGAAAAGTTAACAAATGCGCTTTGTTGTCCTCTAGACGCTGCTGGTTGATTGATAGAATAGATTACTTGCTGAAAATACTGATGTATTTGATTTCTGATTGATTTATGTCTAGACGTATTTTGAGAAATTACTAAATCTGGATTAAGATAATAATCATCTCCAAATTCTTTACGTGCAAAATAATCAAAATAAAGTAGAAATTCAGATGTTGCAACTGCACCAGCAAACATGGATGCTGTAGCAAATATTAAATTTATATACATTCCACAAAAAGAATCTAGATTTTTAGGTGCGGCTGATAAGCCACCAAGATTCTTAATTCCATCTGTTAAAAATGGATACATGGAAATACTACAACAATACGGTGCAATTGCTCCAGCAAAAGAAGATTCGTCATGTTTATAAATAATATGGTGTTCAAGATCTCTAACATACTGCTTTGAATCAAAATCGGGATAAAGTTCTTTTAATTTATCCATTATCATTCTGCGAGAGATTTGAATATTGTCTGGTTTATGTATTTCTGCATTTAAAATACCTACATTTTTTCCTCCAACATTTGAATTATCATCAATTGTACTGTCAGCTGTATTGAATGATTGCTTATATTTATTTATAAAATTTTTCTTTTCTTCAACTCAATTTCTAACAGAATCGTGTTTATCCTTATATTTTATATAAGCTATCTGAACATCATAATACTTAAACTCACCAAGAGAATATATTACAAATTTCTGAATATCTTCTACTGTTTGATCAACATCAAATGTTTTTGATACAGTTTCCAAATAATTTATAAAATCGTCTGGAGCATCTGATTTATATACTGAATTAAATGCTTTATTTACAGCATTCTTAATTTTTTCAAATTCAAATGGAACTATACTACCATCTCGTTTAATTACATTCATCCGTTTCTTTTTCTAAAAACATACTATAGATTAACCAATTCTTTTCAAATTGATTTACTATATCTTTTATATCCTCTGTAATAAGTGAACTAAATGCATCAACATAATTAAACATAGAACATTCTTCAGAATCAGATATATAATTTCGAGAAGAAGAATCCAAATACACATTTTGATATGCCTTAAGAACCATATTTGGAGCAATCTTTATTTTGCCACCTTTATTTATGGTTTCAAAAACCATACTATCTTCAATTAATTCACCAAGTTTTCTTTGTCTATCTTCATTTTCAGAAGATAAAAAATTATTTTTTAATTTATTAAATATTAACTCAGAATTATCGACTTGTTGCATCAAATCTGTAATAATTTTATCAAATTCAATAAACTGAGTTTCTGGTTTTAACTCATAAACATTTAATCAGTCTTCATTAAATGCAAATAAGTTGTTTGTTTTTCTATCTTTATATGCTTTAAATAATTTATAAATAGGTTTTCGTACATCTAATGCATATATTAAATTATAAGTTTCTGCATATCCAGCTTTATCACATTTAATTGGCATTACTGCTTGCACTCAAACTCTATTATATGTAATGTCTTCTTTAGAATCTGTAATTGTAAATTGATTAGGAAGTTGTACTTGAATATAAAAATCATTAGTAAACTTCTTCATAAATTCAATAAACGGATTTACATATTCTTCAGTAGATAAGTATTCATTATTTTTAATAATGGTTGATTTTCCTTCAAAGAGTTTCCCAATACTTATTTCCATTATCTAAATTTAAATACTGTTCAAACAAATCTTCAAATAATATTCCCTTATATTTATATTCACGTTGTTTATTTATAAGAGAAACTCCATCTCATGTATATTGTCCACGTTTTGTAAAAGTACGATATTCTACCATATCTAATAACTTAGCTTCTAATATACAACACTCCATCTTGGTAAGGTTAGTTGCCAAAATAAAGCATTCCCACCCTTCATCTATTAACGATGATAAAATGTCATTTTTGTGTTCAAACGGTCTTTTATTCGTACCTTCTCCTATATAATAAATTACATCATTATACATTCACATATAAACACAATAATTTCTTTTACCACCAGTTCTTTCTTTAAAAAGTTTGTTAGTTAAATCTATTAATGGAAATAATACATAGAAACCATAAAAATATTTATAGTATGTTTGTATCATTTCCTAAAGATAATAAAAGGAGAGAGCCTATTAGACCCTCTCCTTAACCTTCTAATTTGTTGTTAAACTAAAATGTTGCAACCTCGTTGCCAAGGAAAATGTAACGGCCCTTCTCAGCGTTAATTGAAGGAACATACTTAAGATGTCCAATTACATTCTTACCGTCCTTAACGCGATAAACAACTTCGATGTCCATATCAGCCTTTACATCAAGCATAGCTTCCTTTGCAGCCTTAATAGCAGCATCCTTGGTTGCACCCTCTCCAGCAAGAGAAACAACAAGTTCACCATTGTCAACACGGCGAACCTCAAAAGTGCGCTCCGTTGCCATACGACCCTCAGTGACTACATTTTCGTAAGTATAAGGACGCTCGCGAGTATCCTTCGAGCCAGAAGCTACCACAACGATAAAACCAACACCGGGAACGCCAGTGAGTTTCTCCTTATTCATCTGGTCAACAACAAATGCCTTTAGATCCTTATCGGAAATAGGAGAACCAGCATTCTTTCAAGATGCAGTCTTATTACGAGTTACCTTAAAACCTTCAGCCTCAGCAGCAGCAACAGCCTCCTCATAGGAGTACACTTCAAATTCTTTCTTTACCATAAAAATTAATTTTTATACATTAAACATTTGTCCCTGTTTTTTACTTGGTTTCTCCAAGAGTTTGTTCAGTTTCTTTCTGAGTTTGGTAATGCAAAGATAAGAATAAATATTTTATTATGCAAATAATTTTAATAATTTTTTGTAATTTCTATTGTTGATTTTGAAATCACAGTTCCGTTATTTAATAAAAGTGTAATTAAATACTTATGTTTAAAATCTTTAGAATAAGTTTTCTTTTGAACAATTTTTATATTGTTTTTAATTAAATAACTCATAGTATTAAATAATTATTCATTTACAAAATTAATTGTTGTTGCGCTAAATGGACACATATCTCAACAAAGATTTATGTATATACCAAATGCTGATTTTCCATCTCCAAATCATTCACCTTGTATAGATAAATGATTTTGAAGCATTGATTTAAATGCTTCATTAAATGCATAATTAGTATCCATTATATAAATTCAATTTCTTTATCATATCCAAACATTTCACAATACGCTACTCTACATAGTAGCTCATTTAACATTTTTCTACCCTCTTTAAGTTGAGATTCAGAAACATAATAAGACCTTGACCAATAATTTGGTATTGTCTCAACAACTAGCATATTTGCTTTAAGCTTCCAACCATTTTCTTTACTAATCCCAAATTGTTTCATAGCATAATACCATAAAATCTGAGAGTAAACTGCCATTTGACGTGCGTAATTATAATGATTAAAACTTCCATTATCTGGATTCATAAATATATTTACGCTTTTACCAGTAGTTTTAAGATCATTGAGAGTTAAAACTTTTTCATCGAAATCTATTGTCCAATTATCAGCTTTCATCTTGAATTTAAGAATAGCACATTGCTTTCTTTTATAAATTACGATGAAATCCATGAAGAATGCATCTTCACAGAAGGATAAAACCGGATCTCCAAATGGTGTAGTAGGATGTAACTTAGACATAATTTCTTCATTCTTTTGACAAGACTTAAGACAACTATCTACAACATCCCATTCCTTATCTGAAACTATTATACGTTCTTTATCGGTTGGAATTTTATTAAGTTCTTCTAGATTTTTAGAATATGGAAACCAAATCTCTTTAATAGAATCGATCTTTGTTTCAATTGTTTTGGAATAATAATCAATTTTAAGTGCAGCTTGTTTGATTGCATCATCCAATCCAACACCATCTTTCAAAAAAGTAGGAACTTCATCCAAAACTAGACCTAATTTAGAACCAGGATTACCAAGTTTTGGAGCTAATTCAAATGATTCTGGCTGCAAAAGACATTCATGAACAGCGGAACCAATCTTTAAGCTTTGCGTACTTAATTTAGGATGATGTTTAAACAATTGAGGTGAACCACCTTCAAGAGGATTAATCCATTTCAATCCAGAATTAGATATATAATGTGCATATTTATCAGAAAAATATGTATTGTCATCAATTTCTTCTTTATGCACAGAATTGATATCTGGGACTATTTTAAAGTCCGTTAATTTTACTTTCTCCATCTATTAATTCTTATAATTGATTTAATGATAAATTTACTTTATATTTAAATCAAGGTTATATACTCTGCGATGTCCAACATTATAATATTTATTATGTGGAGCATCCATAAGATAACAAAAGATGCCATTATCAATAGCATCTTTGTAATTAGCAAATTTATCATCTATTAATATTGATACATTATGCTCTTTTAGTAAATTTATTTTACTTTCATTCCACGGAACACAATATACTGGCGCACATGGGAATCCATTTCTTTCTAGATTTTCCATAGTCCACTCAACTGGAATAGAACGAGATGTTATATATAAATCTGGTTCAAATGTAGGAAGATGCTTAGTTGGAAGAGTAGTCCAGAATTCCTTATCTGTACTAAGTTCTTTTAACTTATCACTTATTTCATAAGAGCCGTTCCAATAATCGTTAAGTTTCTTTCCAGTTTTCTTTTCATACGTTCCGATAAAGTCCAAGCAGACATCATCTATGTCAAGAGCTACTATAGGTCTATTAACAGGGAGAAAAATTCTATCATCCCCAGCAGGATTAATATAGAAATATTCAGCTAATATTAAAGCATTTGTAGCAACTTCTGCAATACTAAGATTACCTTCTTGTGTATAGTCCTCACCTAGTTCAAATGCAGTAAGATGCTTTTTTAGAGAAGATATTACCTCACTCCATTTCATTCCACGCATCCATTCATGAATTTCGTGTTTATCGAGTTTTGAGCTTAATACTTTGTTTACTTCGTTTAATCCCCTGTTTGGAATTAAATCATACCTAATCGGTTGTGATAATTTCTGGTTTATCATCTTCATTCTTTATATTAATCGCATCTAAAAATGCACCTGCTAGAAGCATAGTTAAATCAGGATCGTCTCCTTCTTTAAACTCTGGATCTACACTCATTTGCATATTTAAAGCACCGTCTTCTTCTTTGAAATACATCGCAATTGTGCGATTTTCTGATTTAAATGTAGCAACTACTTCTGCCATTTATATTCAATTATAGGATTTAAATTAAAACTACTAGGAGTTATCTTTATAGTATCGTCTAAAATAAGATTCTTACTAAAAGATTCTGGAGGGTACATCCAACATTTAACTTTATTCTGATTTTTTAGTAAATCGTAAAAGTGTGCACCAAAAGCAATTTTAGAAAAATCAAAATCCTTGTCTAAAAGATAATCAAAGGCTTCCTTTTGATATTGTTCTGAAGAACGTCCAGATTTCATTAATGGTAATAAAACAAAATATAAAATATCATTCTTGTATTCATTATAAATATTAATAAATTCATCTACTGATTTTTTATCTCTAATTATATAATGAATATTTATATTTGTATTTCCATAATAAATCAACTTTGAAATAGCGTTTCTCCAAAGCATATTTATATTTTCTGCCCACGTATTTGCACTAACTGCAACACCACCAACATATTTTGATGTATAATCCAAAAGTTTTTCTGAATAATCAGATTCTAAAGCAATTGTAATACCATTGGTAGTATAATTAGGAACTATGTTCAAATTATAGATTGTCTCCAAGAACTTTAAAAAGTCAGGATGTAATGTTGGCTCTCCTTGAGAACCTATGGCTATCTGAAACGGCTTATCATTATCTAACATGTTTCCAAAAAACCACTTAGCTTTCTCACAAACATCTGTATAATCCAATCCATTCCTTAAAGCACTTGTATAACAAAAATCACATCCTAAATTACAACGAGTACCTAGAGAAACATCATAAAATTCACTCTTATCTGCAGGAAGTTCTTTTGCTTGACCTTCTCCAATCCGTAAAGTTTTTAAGTTAGTCCATACAGCATGATAATTATATTCTGGAAATTTTCTAACTTTTACTCCAAAATTACTAAAATCCTTCATATTCTATCTTAAAACTATCTCCAAATTTCTCTTTAAGAATTGCTTCTAATCCAGCACTAAAAAACTTTGTGCAATCATCTAAACAATACGGCAATTCTACTTCAATCCAATATTCTGGAAGAGAATAAACATCCTTTTCTTTAAAATATCTCCAACTATTATAATTTGAACCAAATCTATCTTCAATTTCCACTTTAGTTGGACGTCTGCATAAAGTAACAACAGGAGTTATTTCAGATTCTTGATAATCACCAAATATATTATTAAGTATTTCATAAATACTGTCAAGAACCTCTTTATTAGCATCAATTATAGCAAATAATTCACTAGAACTATTTGTAATTATACTTGATATTGATTGTATTGATAACTTTATTTTCATACTATCCTAAATGATATCGTTTACCTCCAACAAAATCCATTATTTTTTCTTGTCTATCCCAATCTGGATTATCATCTAAACTCCATAAACAAATATCATATTTAAACTTTTCTCTATACAAATCGTATCCTTTAGATGATAAGTTTAAACAATAATATCTATAATTTGGATAAACTGTTGGTTTGTTCCAATTTTCAAATAATTCTGGTATTTCTTCTTCCGATATACATAAATCTCGATGAATTGTTCTAATGATAGCTTTGTTATACTCATCATCTGATTCATAATTAAAATAATATGGAAGTCCACTAACCCAATCAATATAATTATTTTGATCATATTCATCCATATCTTTAAAAAGAATGGGCTCTTCGTATTCATCTCTCCATCCTGGAGTATAATCATCAAGAAGTTTAATAACATCTTTTACAGAAGGTTTTTGAAATACAAACAACTCACTTGACGAATTAGTAATAATATCAGAAAAAGATTGAATTGGAATTCTAACAAAATATTTCCTTGTATTCATAAGCATTTAAAATAGAATATAAAGCATTTGCTAACTTTTGTCCATCATCATTAAGTCCTGTTATAGATAGATATATAAGTGGCATTCCGTCACCATCATAACAATCTTCTGATGTAAAAAAGTTTTTACGAAATTCTGGAAAATCAGTTAAAATTTGCTCATTTGTTCTAGATTCACAGAATTCTTCGAATTCTCTACTATATTTAGATTTTAAATTATCTTCATCAGAATCGTCTATATAATCCTCATCGATAACTAATTGAATATCTAATAAATCATCGATATTTACAGAAGGATTTAACACCCCTGCAATTTCTTTAATAGCATTAATTATTTGTTCTGTTCCATTCCAATCATATATACAAAATACTTCAGACGAACTATTTGTTATGATATCTCCAAAAGATTGTATTTTAATCTTCAACATACTTTTTAATTAATTCATAAAAGAAAACTTTATCTAAAATAACGCATTCTCCAATAGAACAAATATTTTTCTCCTTAGCTTCTTGTTTATTCCAAAATAATACAAATTTTTTTGGATCAACTGTTGATTCTTCTCTAATTTTAAAATATTGTGGTGTATTAATAGTTCTTTTTAGTTGAGGATAAAATGGTAATTTACCACTTGGATCAACTAAATCAACTTTATTATTATCCATTTTTTTAGATTCTGAACGACTAGTAACTACATCTTTAAAACCCAAATCACGTAACTCTTTTGCAATCTTTGTTTCATATGAATTACCACGTCTTTTATTATAAGCTCCGGTTCTTTTCTTTTTTGGAGATTCTATGTTATCCGTTTTCTTCATAATATAATTTTGTTTTATCAATTAATTCTAATGTTTTTTTATACCCATGTGCTTTACGAAAATCTGATATATCTTTATCACTATTTCTAGGTAAATATAAAATTTTTATATCTGGAAATTTCTTTTTTATTTTACACATAGCAGATATTCCAGCTAAATCATTATCATAAAATACAAAAATTTGTTTATATTTGTTTTTTAAGCGATTATATTGCGCTTCTGTAATAAAAATGTTTTCAGAACAAGGAGCAATAGCAGGAATATCATATTGATAAAGACACATGACATCTTTCATTGATTTGGTAATAACCAAGTAATCATTTTTTTGTTTAGGTAACATATGTGCACCTTGTATCATTAAAGATTTTCAATTGGATATAAATTTATATTTCTTTTTTCCAGGATAATAGAGCCTCCAAAAATCAATCCCATCTTTAGAACCACCATAATAGCCATAAACTCTTTGTGAATTATCAGAAAATACATAAAAAAGATTACCATTTAATCATACAGTTTTACATGCATAAACTTTAAATTTTTCTAAAGTGTCTTTATCGATACCATATTGTGATCATCATTTTAAATCTTTTTCATCAAAATCTCTAATTTCCACTTGAATTTTTGCTTGAGAAGTTTCTTCTATTTTATTTCCTGAATACTGTATTTTTGGTTTATTTTTTGAAAGATCGGGTCTGGTTATAATGCCAAAATCGTTTGCTATTATTTGTAAAGCCATATAATAACTAACATTAAACTTAGACTCAACAAATCCAAAACAATCTAGACAAGAACCATCCCCAAAATCTTTCATCATTAAACGATTGCTTTTATTTCTATAAAAAGCAACTGTTGGATTATTGTCTTTTCGTAAGACTGAACAAAATAAGCCTTTTTTAATTTTTACTCCATAATGCTCAAAAATTTGTTCTTCAGAGATGCGACTTAATATTAACTCTTTTGTAATATTAAGTGGCTCTAAAGAATATTGCATTTATTAGAATGGAAGATCGGATGAGGTGTCCTCAATTCCAAGTTGTTCAGCAAGGCCTTCTACACTACCAGATGTAGTTTGACTCATATTAGTCGGCTGTGCATTCTTTGCTGCATCAATCTTTCTCTGTTCAGATTGATTTATAATTAGATTAGCACCTATAAACTTGGTTTGAATAGCTAATTTACCATTACGATCACACTTAGCGGGAAATCCAGGAATATCAGCAAATCCATTAGACTGAGGAATGAGTTTTACTTCAAGTTCTTTACCCGCATAAGGTTTTGTAAGAATCGCTATAAGTTTTACAAGTTGATCAAAATTAAGATCTTTAAGATTAATATGCTTTCCATTAATTTCAATATTGTCAGCATCGATAGCTGCACCAATCTTAGAATCAAGAGCGTCAACAATTTGACGAACAGCAACCATAAATTGTTCAACAGGAGATGGATTTTCTGCCCAAGTTCCAGGAGTTCTTTTATCAGATGTAGGTTCAAAAAAGTTATGATTAAACTCACCAAATCCATCTATATCGAGGGTGAGTTTCATAGTTTTATAGTTTTGACTATTCTTTTGAGAAACCAAATCATTTAGTTCTATACCAACAAACTTTGCATTATGAATACCAGGCTGAAGATATTTTCCACTTTCTTTAACGCCAGTGGTAGCGGTTAAATCAAACATTCCCATATTAAAACAAATTTAAATTAAAAAGGCAAAGCATCAAAGTCATCATTAAGAATTTCTGCCATATCTTCTTCTACTGTAGTATTGTTTAAATCAGATATTGCATCCTTTTCGTCTGCAAAGTCTTCTTTTACTTCAGTAATTTCTGAATTATCTATTGGAGTAAGTACAAACACATTATCTTTTACCTCTCCATTCTTATCTTTAAATTCTGAGAATGTAAACAAATCACCAAATTTTAACAAACTAGTTCTTTGCTGACCTTTAAATGAAAAAGTTCCTTTCTTTGTTAACTTATTACCGTCTGATCCATCAGTAAATACATCAGATTTACTAATAATTGGGTAAGTAGTTTCATTATCAACGGTTCAATAATTTACAGATACTCTATCTCCAGCTTCAACACCTAATTTTTGGATTGCATTAAAACCAAGTTGAATTTTGTTATCTTCGACTTTTAGATCAAAATCTTTAATAACAGAGGATTCTGTAACTATTATATTACTAACTTTTTTAGAAACTTCGTCAAAATCAAATGATATTTTAAGCATCGTATTCTGCTATTTTTTCAAGAACAAACTCTAAATCATTTGGTACATAATCCTCTTCAAAACATCCCATTGGACTTTTTGCTGTAGTAGTACCATCAGAATGTGTTTGAAATACATATTCTGGTTTATCATCATCTCCTCTACGAATATCAGTAAAGAAAACATAAGTAAAGAGACCTTCTACTGTAATACTATTGTCTAACATTTTTCCCAATGTTTTTATCTTATATTGAGGTTCATCTGCAGTACCGATATTTTCACTATGACAAGTCATAATGACATTTAAATCATCTCTCATCATTATACTAGCTTTAAGAACACCATAAAACTTCTGTGCAATATCAGTAAATTTCTGAAATCCTTTCTCAGAAGCTCTATCCATATACTCAAAGCTCATCAAATACTGCCCGTCGTCTATTATGACGTTCTTTATCTCTGGTCTCTTAGTGTTAATATAATTTAGAATCTGACCAATGGTTTGTACATTACTCGTATTAATGTAATTTCCATTTGGATTCTCTTTATTCCATACAGTATATTTACTTCTTCAGCCCTTAAAAGGTAGTGGTTTTGATGCAACATTAATAATAAATGTTTCTGTTGGATTCAAATTGCGTAAAGAACTTGATTTCCCTGACCCACTTTGGCCTACAATAGCTATTAGGTTTGCCATTAAAAACTAAACGTTATTTTTTGTTCTTTCGTTTCTTTAGTGTCTTCTAAAGAAACTACATCTTCTTGCTTAAAAAGCTTGCAAGGTATGTTACCTTGCTCTATTTTAAATTTTGTAAAATCGGTTATATTTTTAGGATCTGGAAGTTCTTTAAATCATCCAACACTACCTCAAAATCCTAAACAAATAACTTGATTTGCAATACCATATCTATTTTTACTTATTATAACACTTCTTAACGCTTGACCAATACCATCATCGTCTAATACTTTAAACCCTCGATAAGTTTTTAATTTTTCTCTAAATGGAAAAAATAATTGAAGCACAATATCTGCATCTTGACTTGGACTTCCCGAATCTTTAAGATCATTAAGACCTGGTTCTGACATATCAGCTTTTCTTCTATCCATAGAAGAAGATTCTCTATTTTGCTGCATTAATACAAATCAAGATAAAGGAAGCTTTCTTTTAAGAGTAACCATATAAGAAGACATTAAATCAATTTCTTGTTTTAACGTTCTTCCTTCTTCACAACGTGCTAATGCAAAATGATCCAAAACACCGATTATTAACTGTTTTTGATTATTTGGAGTATATATTTTTGAGTTCCCCACTTGATTAAACTGCCCAACTTTTGCTGCAAAATCTAATGTATTTTTGTAAATAGAACTTGCACTAACGCTTGTATCTATAACAATTAAATATTGCATTAAACCAGTTAATCACTCTCTAGCCTTAATTAAATAGTCGTAATTAGAATCATTTAATGGAGATTCAAAAGATAAAATATCATTTACTGTTAAATATATTCCAAACTCTTCAGCACAATACAAAGACATTAATTTGGCTAATAAAATATCAGCACCTATTTCTAGAGAAAAATATAAAAAGTATATAGGAGCATCTGGACTTTCCTGTTTTAATAAATTATATATAATATATAATATATATGAAGTTTTTCCAACACTAGATGCAGCTCCAACCAAATAATATCTATGTGGTTGAATTCCTCCTATTATTTTATCTAGTTTCTTCATACCAGAAGATTTTCCAATATTTTCTCCACGTTTACCTTTATCTATCTGAGTTCAAAGTTCTTCTAAAGGATTTATTCTACACACTTTCGTAAAGACTAAATGTATCTCCAATCTCACCTTCTTGAGGATGCTCACGTAAATAAGCCAATTCTGTTCATTTAGCACTAATTATAAATTCACAAATGCCATAATTTATTTTACCGTGTTCCTTTCCTCATTCTAATAGTTCCATTACTTCTTTGTGCTTATCTGGATTATGTTTTATAGCAGAGGAATATGCAAAGAAAAATTCATCCAATGTATTAAATTTCTTTGCAATATTTTTTAATGCATATAACTTTCCTCCAGATGACATAAATGGCGGATAGGCATCAAATAATTCTTGTCCCATTTCTCCAGAATTTTTTAATCACGATTTTAAGAAATTCTTATTGAATTCTATATCATTCGGATTATATGATTCTGGATTATAGTCTTTTTTAATAACTGATTTTTGCTTTAAAGATTCAAAAAGACTTCTTAATTGAGAATTGCCTCCATTATCAAATCATTTAGCAAAATATTCAGGATGCCCTTCTTCATCTTGTGCTAAAAAAGTTAAATAAATTAAAAGTAATTCATCAGCTGTTAACTTATATGTTATTAATAAGTTTAAAATTGTATTTATTTCCAATTTATTGTACTTTAAATGTTAAGCATCTAAGTACATTATTTATATCTCCTTTAAAGGATATTTAATAGTCAAAAATTTCTAATTGGATAGGAGGAAAGCTATTTTTAATTTTATTTTGCAATGTTTCACTATCCACATATTGTTTAATAAAATCGCAAATCCAATCTATACTTTTTTCCACATCTTCTGATAAAAAATCAATAATTTGATTTTTAGATAAATGTCGTATAATAAATTGAATTTGATTTTCGGTTAACTTAAGATTCATCTTTTATCTCTGATATATTTAATGCACTATGCAATCTATATAATTGATCTCTATTTGATAAGTGCGTACAAATATATGGAATTATTACTTTATTTATAAATCAATCTTGATTAGAATCAAATATTTCTCAATATGAATTGCAAGTTAATTCATTTTTAACAAGCTTTATTAACTCTTCTTGATTCATTAAAATCTATATTTTGTGTTTACAATGTTTTCCCTTTCTCTAGTTTCAATTGTTTCGCCATTAAGAACTTTTTCTAATTGTTCTTCGTTAATTGTAATTACTTTAGAAGTATTAGAATTATTAAATCAGTTAACTTCTTGAGTACCTTTAAGTACAAGTGTAAATATTTCAGAAGTTTTACCTTCCTCAAAACGAATAGCTCTTCCAACACGTTGAGTCTTACGTATTTTTGAAGAATCTGTATGTAAAATTATTTCTAGATTCACTCCCTTGCAGTCTAGACCCTGATCTGCAGCTTTAGAAGTATGCAAATATCCCATATCAGCCTTATTAAATTCTTCTATCGCTTTTTGATTTTCCTTTGGCTTTTTCTTAGAGTGCATTACTCATCCAAATCCGAAAGAATTAGCCTGATCTATAGTAGATGAAAAAGTAATACACTTTCTATCAGGACGAGCATCGATTATTTTCTTTGCAATCTCCATCTTTTTTGGATGTTTATAAATAAAATCTTTACGCTTACGCATACAACGATTTCATTTTTGAGCAACACCCATTATTGTATTTCCATCTAATCCCATCTTTTTAGCATATGCACGACATTTAACAATATTTGTAGCACAATTCATAGCTAAGGCAAAATCTCAATTAAATTGAGCAAAGCACTGATTAAATTCTCTTGTTAAATTATTATATTCTGTTAAATCTACATCTAATAATACAAGATATTCTTTATGTGGAGCAACTCATCCATTTTTCTCAGCTTCTTCTATTGTAATAGTATCACAAACTGGTGCATATTTTGTAATATATTGTTCCTTCCCATCCAATCTTTCAAATGTTCCAGTAAGTCCAAGAATATTTTTATAATCAACACATTCAAAAATCTTTTTAAATGTATCGGATGGAGTTAAATGAATTTCATCTATTACTAAAAGATCGCATATCCAATTTAATTTAATGGCAGAATTTATTATTTCTACTCTAGCGTTACTTTCCAAACCTCTTTCAGATAATTGATCTATTCATTGGTCTTTTAGAACTTGAGTTGGAACTATGACAAGTGACGATGATTCTTCGTTTCGTTTAACAAAAGCTTCTATAAGATTTATTGCGCATCTTGTTTTTCCAAATCCAGTAGCAGCTACTATAGTTGCACGACCATTTGTCTGGATTCATTTTTTAAGGCATTCTTTTTGACGTTCATTTCTATCCATTACGTACTTCATCAGCTAATAAAACAACTTCTCATAGTTGTTCTATATTAGAGAATTCAAAAAGAGATTCCATAAGTTCTCCAATATCTTCTCCTCCTAATTCTTCTAATCAGTCGTATAGTCAATCAGGTGTTCAATCGCAAATATATCCATTTTTTCAATTTTGTTCATCTGCGTCACAAATAAACAAACTTGGACATCATTTACCTTCGAAACATTCATCATATTCTTCTTGGGGTATACCAACATTTGAAATTTGAACACCTATTCTATGGTTGCCTTTTATCTGATTTAGTTTATCAAACTTTTCTCTACTTATCATAATATTAATTGTTTATCCTCCATTTTATTGATAATCTTATAAGCTTCCTTTATATAATAAGTATAATAAATCTTTCTATCTTCAATTGGCTTATCATCAAACTTGTTATAAATGGTAACTACTGAATCTGCACACAGAGCAATTTTACTCCCATAAGGCTTTCCATTTTGCCCAACTTTTTGTTTATAAATAACTTTACCGTTTGTAGACATATAATATCTATTTATATGTGCTACTCTTTCTCCACCATAAAACACTTCGAATTTTTTATCTACTTTTTGAAAAGTGCAAAACTTCTTAATATCTTTGCAAGACTTTATGGTTTCTTCTGGAGATGTTCCATATACAAAATACTTATTAATGGCCTCAGGTATAATTAAAGGAGCTAATCCTTTTCCTAAAATAGGTTCGTCTATGAATAAGCCTTTCTTTTTGATTAAGTTAGAATCGTGTGATTCACTTCACCCTTCTTTAACTCCAACATAATCATTAATAGCATATTGATAGAATCTTTCAAAATGATCTGCTGCTAAAGTCAATCCTGTTATTTGTTCTCATTCTTTACATCAAGCATGTGCTTTATCAACAAGGTTTTTCTTCATTAATATAAATACACCATCAGTATTACTTTGAATAATTCTACATCCAAGCCTATCCAATCCTTCAGCAAGCATTAATAACATCAATTGACCATTAATACGAATAGTTAATGCCATTTTAGGATCATAACACCAAGAAAATTCAGATTGTAAATTACCAGACAAACCGTTAACAGATAATTTTAAAGTTTCGTTCTTAAGTTTATTTCCATTCTTTTTAGCCTCAAGTCTTTCAAACAAAATTTCAGAATAAACTTTATTAAAAGCTGGATCAAGATGTGCGGGATACAATCCCTGTTTTACAACTATCGAGGGATACATTGAATCAACATCGACATCTTCAAGCACTTCATCATCCTGTGGCTCAAATACTTCTGGTTTATTAACAGAATGAACACCTCCCATTGCAAAAGTATGTTCAACTCCTCCAAGAATAAAATGACGTTCAAATGAATTATCATTAGGATTTACACACAATTCTTTTAATTCCTTTAAAAGATTTTGCAAAGTAGGAGTTTGAAATTTTATAAATGGAAATATAATATCTTTAAAACATAATTGATCACAAGGACTTCTTAAATCTTTTATTTGAAATCATTGTTGACCAGTTTCTTCAAGATATCTATGTTTAATAATTTCCATTCCAAGATTAACCCCATCTTTATTTAATGCAGATATATGATATTCATCTTCAATAGCAAGACGAAGTTCTATATCTTTTTTAGAACGATTTAACAATTCTTCAGTGCTTTCAACATCATTTAGATTATATGAGGCTAACTTTTCATAATCTTCTTTTGGAAGTGGCCTATCAAAATCTCCATCATATTCCTCAACATTATGATATTCCATTGTTACTTGTAATGCTTTCAAACTAGTTCTCAATTTTTGAGATCATTTCATTGCAAGTAAATCTAAATCTGGAAATAAATTCGCATATTTATATTGAGATCAAGATGCTGAAGTTTCAGAATTAATAATTTTATCTGAAAACGCTTTTATTGTTTCTGTTATTTCTCAAACAGGTCTTAGGATTAGTTTTTTATAGTTTATTATTAAATAAGATATAATTGGGCTATCATAATGCATACTATTAAATCCTATTCAATATATTCCTTTGTGTAAAAATAAAGTTACAATATCAGGTAATTGATTTTTTCTATCAGAAATTTCATAAAATTTATGATTGCCCGATTCTGTGTTTTTTACAGTTACACTAAAGAAATTAGGAAAAGTTTCAACATCATAAACGAAACAAGTTTTATTCCTTATTATCATTATATTTGTTTACTAAAACTAGATTCCTAGATTCAGCAACTTTTTCAATTTGTTCCTTCAATCCTTCCCATTTCTTTATATGATACTCAAGATCATTATCAAGTAGAAGGAGAATTTTGTCTCTTAATAGATAAAGAGTATCTGAAGGAGTAGAAGAAACTCTAGATCTAGATTCAAGATTTAATAAATTGCGAAGTTCAGAATAATTAAGTCCTGTTGGAGTAACTCTAAAATATCCACCATCTATAAATAGACGTTCTTTCATCACTTCTACTCAAGGACGAAGTTTTCCATTTTCATCATATTCAGTTAAATCTTTTTTCTCATCTTCTGTGAGCCAAATTCCCAAAGATGTTATAAACTCATTAGAAATAAGTTTTCTATTAATTGGTTCACAAGTATCCAAACAAGCTTTAATTAAATCTCCAATAGTAAGAGTTTCGAATTCTTTTGGAAGATTAGAAAACATGACTGTAATGTTATCTTCATTAGTAACATTATTAGCTTCTTTAAATTTCATAATAAAGTCTAAAAGATCTTTATTAGTTTTAAACATATCTACAGCTAATTCATATTGAAGATATCTTCTTAAAAGTTCAGAATTGCAACTTTCATGAATTTTTTGAATATTCTTACGAACTTCTAGTTTACCATATTTAAAATTTGATTTACGATAAAGCATATCTAAAGTATGATTGTAACAATGTTGAAGTTCATCATTAGTCATATCAATTAATCTAATAGAATCTCCATTCTTATCCATTCAAGTTCAATTCTCCATGCTATTGGTTCTTTTTTCAATAGCTTGCTTAAGCTTATCTGCTAGATCACCCATAATCTTTTAAAATTTAAATTCTTTTACTTTATTTTCTTCTTTTTGTTTTGTGAAACTTATAAAATAGCATTGTGTATATTTATAAGTTTCTTTATTTCCTGTATTTCTTTGATAATAATTATCTCCAGCATTTACATATTCTAATTCTGCAAATCCAGTATCTCCAATTTCTGGAAGTTGCCCAGTTCAATTTGGAGGTTTTGTTGCAGAAATATATCTCATTAGACTATTTTCTTTTTCGTCTAAGTTTTGAAATATGTACGTGGTATAAAAATCATCACTTATTGTAATTAATTTAACTCTAACAGTAACCCTCATTATATATTAATTAATTTTATACAATATAAGGTTTTATGAAAGTTAGTGTTGAACTGTTCTTCAAGTAAATCAATTAACAAAGAACTTACTTCAAATTCATGATCATCTACATATACATTCATTGTAAATGTATCATTAGTAGATAACCATCGTACTATATCCTTATCTTTAAATTGAATAGTATTCTTTTCTAACCAGCTATGTACTTCTGACAATAGAAAATGTAGTTCACCACAATGATTTTTATCCAAATAACTGAATAATTTTTCTATTTTAGGATCCAACATTAAATCCATTGGATCATCGTGTTGAATATTAGGATACCAATGATTACCTATCTGTTTTACTGTTATCAATATATTCATCTTCTGGAAGATTTAAACATGTTGCTGCAAATTGTGCCAATTCATCAACTTGATTGTTTATAATATTAGATGCATGACCTTTTGTTCACAGCATTGTTACTTTATGAAAATCCAAATAATCAAGAACTTGAAATCATAGATCTAAATTTGATTTTGAATAATCTTTTTCTTCAAATCATTTTTTAGCCCAACCTTCATTAATTGTATTTATTACATACATTGAATCTGAAACAATCGTTATATCACTAGGTTCTTTAAATCACTTAAGTGTTTCTAAAACAGCCATAAGTTCCATTCTATTATTTGTAGTATTTTTATAACCTTGATATAATTTTTTTACAATATTTCCTGATTCATCATATATAATAGATGCTCAACCACCACAGGATATGCTAGATTTAAAACTACCATCAGTATAACAAATATACTTTTTCATAGATAAATTAACAGAAACTGTGGTTTTACCCACAGTTTCTAAAAAGCTTTAAAATTATACTTAGTTAAATGCTTTTCAATTAACTTATTTGCATTGTCTTTAGATACTTCACGAACACGCTTACGGTTAATTCCAATAACAGTAGTTTCTGCATTTATAGTTGCACGATTAAATGCAATTTGCCGACCAGTTCTCTTATTAAAAACATCCTTAGGAGAACAAACAGCTGTTCCAAAAGTCATTACATTTGTATCAGTATCGTAAACACTTGCTACAGTTACTCTAGGAAGTCTTTTTGTCTTTGCTGATTTATTACTAGCAATAAACAAAGGCTCTCCATTTGCATCAGTAACAACAGGGCAATAAGCCAAATAATGGCACTTAGAATAATAATACTTTACAACTTTCATAATCTTATTTTTTAACTAATTCAAAAATTCCTTGTGTAGTTATTGATTTAATAATATAATCCTCAACTACATCGCCAACAGACATAAATGGACCTCCATCTGGATCAAAAGCTTTAATATTAGGTCCTATTTTATGTTCTCCCTCAAATCCAATACAACGGCAATACCCACCGCTATTAGGATCTGACTTAAATTTCCAAAGATTACCGCCTATATATTCTAATGTATGGCAATAACCGTATCTCGCTGGTAATTTAATAATATCCATTTAGAAAGATATTTCTTCATTTACAATTAATGTGTTTGCAGTTAAGAACATATTAAGTACTGAAAATGCATTTTCTAAAGCTAATATATCAGATTTAGCAGGATTAATAATTCCAGCGTCAAACATATTAACAAACACATCATTTTTAGCATCATATCCAATATGATCTACATTAGGATCTGATAATTCAGTAATATTTTCTTTACCTGAATTACTTGCGATTTTATTTATTACTGCATGTAAAGATGTTGCAATAACGTGTAACTCTTTAGAAAAATCAAAGAAATCTAATAGTCTATCAGATACTTTTACAAAAGATAATCCGCCACCAGTAACAATTCCGCCTTCTATTGCAGCTTTAGTTGCACATACCGCATCTTCTATTCTATCCTTACGTTCTTTCATTTCTATTTCTGTAGTACCTCCTACGTAAATAGAACAAATTCCACCAGAAAGTTTTGCTATGCGTTGTGCATAAAAATCTTTAAGAAAATCTCTATCCAATTCATTTGAAATTTGTTCAGAAAGATTCTTTATTTGTTCTACTCTAGCTGTAATTATTTCTTTAGAACCTTTGCCATTAACAATTGTGGTTGTTTCTTTAGTGACTATTATTTTGCCACATTGTCCAAGCATTTCTTCAGTTACTTTTGGAAGTTCGATTCCAGATTCATAAGTAATTACTTTACCACCGGTAAGAATTGCTAAATCTTCAAGAATATCACTTCTATATGTACCATAAGATGGAGCTTTAACTGCACAAACATTAACTATATTACGAAGTTTGTTAATTTTTAAATTCTGAATAACTTCGTCATCAAAATCCTGAGCGATAATTAATATAGGCTTAGACTTTTTAACAGCAATCTCAAGGATAGGAACAATATCTCTCATTATCTGAATCTTCTGATCAGTCAATAGAATCAAACAATTTTCTAAGATACAATTACCTTTAACTGGATCTGTTGCAAAAAATGGAGTTTCATAACCTCTATCAAATTGCATTCCTGTAATAATGTCACTATAAGTCCTAATACTCGGAGATTCTTCGACAGTTATAACCCCATCCAATCCAATCTTCTGAAAAGCATCAGAAATCAATTCGCCAATTTCAGAATCATTATTTGCAGAAATTGTAGCAACTTTTTTTAAATCAGATTCTGTTATTGGAATAGCTTGCTGTTTAAGTTCTTCAAGTGCAAACTCTTCATATTTCTGAATAGTATTCTTATATTGAATTGGATTGAGTTTATGTTGTTGAATTAAATCCCAAGAACGTTTAATGAGTTCATATGCTAACACAACTGTGGTTGTAGTACCATCTCCTACTCTTTCAACACTTCTAACACTAGCTTCTTTTAATAACTGTACACCAAGATTTTCAAACTTATTTTTTAACTGAATATTTTTAGCAACAGTTACTCCATCTTTTGTTATTAACGGCTTTTCATCTACATAATCATCTATAACAACACATTGTCCATTAGGACCAAGTGTAGAACCTACTGCATTTGCTAGAACCTCCATACCTTTAAGCATAGAGGTTCTAGCATCATTATTAAATTGAAGTTCTTTATTTTGCATTATATGCTAAAAATGTTCTATTAAACCAATTATCTTTTAATTCTACATCACCGTCATCTATTAAATTGAAAAGAGCCCAAAATCCAAATAATGTACTAAATAAATTTACTATAGGTATAAATCCAATAATAAAAAACAATAATACTACAATAAGTGGTACTTTTTTATGTCTAGTGCAAGTAAAATACCAAAGACATACTATGATTGTTAATAACATCCATAGTATATATAAAAAGAATTTTGCCATTATCTAAGATCTATTAATGCATTGCCATTATTTCCAACTTTAGGAAGAACTCCATCCCACTTTTCAATAGCATACTGACGTACTAGAAGTTCATTAAGAGATGCTGCAACTGTTCTATTATAATAGGCTTCACCATCTGCTTGAATCTTAAGTGCATCTGCCTCTCCTCTTGCCTTAGCAACAGCAATTTGAGCATTTGCTTCAGCTTCCTTGACTAGATTTTCAGCTTTAAGGCTTGCTTGCACCGCAGCATTCTTTGCGTCTATCATTTCCCTCAAAGATTGTGGTGGATCAATTTGAGAAGTAAATTCTTTTACAACAAAACCTTCTTCATTAAGACTTTTGTCCAATATAGCTCGAACTTCTGATTCAAATTTGGCTCTAGAAGACATTAATTCATCTGCAGTATAATTATTCGCCGTAATTCTATAAGCATCGTAAATACAAGTACGCATATATCCTGCTTCAATATCTTTTAGAGGTTTACGATACTTAGTAAACACCTGTGTTGCTTTATCTCTATCGATTTGGTAAGCAAGCAAAGGATCCATTGTAAAGATAGCAGCGTCTTTTGTATTTACAGTAAAAGGATCATAGTCAACTCTTTGAATAAACACTGGATAAGTAAACACAGATGTTGTAAAAGCATTATAAACAATCCATCCTGTAACAGGAACTGTTTTAAGTTCGCCTTGTTCAGTTAAATCAAACTTCTTAAATTTAATTCCAACTTCAGAATTATCAACAACTGTACAAGCACAACTAGTTGCTCCAATGATTACACAAAGAGCAAGAAAAATAATGTTAAAAATCTTTTTCATATTAAAAACCAATTTTTGTTTCTTTCTTTTCTGTAAAGTCCATCTTATCAGGATTATAAACTTCTGCTAAAGTCATATCTTTAATTTCTGTATGACCTAAATTATATTTATCATTGAGTAGTTTAACTTTATCTGCACAAAGTTTATTAAATTCATATTTAGCAACACAACGACCCTTTCTTAATAAAGCTGGATCAAGTTTAGTAATTTCTGCATTAAAAGTACAAATAAATTTGATATTTACAATATCACTAAGTAAACCATCAGCCATATTTAAAATAGTACTAATAGCACCATTAAATGGATTCTCTCCTCTATCTTCAAGAAGTTGCTCACAATCCTCTAAAATAAATACAGAATCTTTATGTCCAGTTATAAAACTAATTAAATCAGGATCACCTAGTCTGCAAGCAATACTATTGGGTACTACAATATATTCCTTTGGTACATGAGAGCACAAATATCTGATATATGAAGTCTTACCTGTTCCAGCATCACCATATAACAAAATTAAACCACTAGAACGATTATTTAAGAATTTATGAATCTCGTCATGTATAGGAAGAAAATCATCGTTGTAGTTTTCAGTTAAGTTAATATTCATTTCTTGAATATCAGCACTATCTGTATAATAATCTCCCTGATATACTTTAACAAGACTAACTTTTGCAGTTAAGTCTTCAACTTCTTTCTTTGGAATCGCATCATAAATCTTTAAAATAAGGTTATGAATTGACTCCTGTGTATTATCATCAATAGAATAATATATAGCAATAGAACAATACGTTATTCTAATTACCATATGTTCTACAGCAATACACAAAGAAGCTCCTAATCCAAAATCCCAATTACACAAATCTTCAAAGTCTAAAGATTCATCATCAATTTCATCATCAGAACTTATAGAAATAGAATTATAATACCTTATTTGTATTGGAGATTCCTTAAATAAATGTTTAATGTATGAGAATTCGAATTTTGATTCATCTAATAAACATTTATCATTTTTTGTAGTAAATTCATACTTACTAGGAATCTCATTCCAGATATTAACAAATAGTAATTCTGGATCAAAATTACCATTATAAGTATAAGATTTAAAAATATTGTCCATTAAATCTGTTGTTTTATTGCAATTAAAAATTGATGTTGATTTATTTCATTCCAAACGGATAATTTATCCTCTGAACCTCAAGCATCTTTGACATATATCTGTTTATCTTTTATATAAAAATTTCAATTTTCTCCTTCAATTTCAAATTCTGTTTTATTAGTATGAACAAGAATGTTATAAATTTCACTTTCATAATTAGAAACTTTAATAACTTTAGATTTAGAATTATCAATTAATTCTGGAGCTCATTTTAATAAAACATCTCTAATTTGTTTTTTAGAAGGCATTCCTAACTTTTTTTGAATATCTCCGTAATTTCAATTTTCTTTACGCATTGAAATCACAGCTTTTTCAAATCCGTTGCAATTTGGATAATCATTACTAATATCTGGAATACATTTATTTAATCCAGAAACTAAATCTTCATATTTCTTTTCATAATCCATAAAATAATTATTTTAATTACTGCTTAACTTAGATAAAAATACCTTCAGTAAATCTGAAGGTTATAAACTTGCACCCTCGTAAGGACTCGAACCCTAAAATTTGGTTTTGAAGACCAAGGTCTTACCATTAAACGACGAGGGTGTTATTTACGCCATTTTAAGACAGTTGGCGTAAACTGCATTTATTAAAGTACTCTTTTATCTAAGTATTTAGTATTGAATTTTAGATAACAAAGATAATAAAAAGATTTTAATTATCCAAATATTTTTTGATAAATTTATTGATATCAAAATCTTTACTCAAAGTTTCAAGTTCAAGTTGTCTTTCTACTTTAGTGTAATTTGGAGTATCAATTGGAGGATATACTACACGTTTAATAAGATCTTCTTCTGAGTACTTATTAATGGGCTTAGTAGTTTCTCTCCAATCCCATCCATAATTAATTATCATCTCATTTGAAGTAAAACGATTCTTGTTATCTTTCCACTTTCTTACGATTTCTTTTGCAGATGTTAACAAACTTTCCAATTTGTCTTGATCTTGAATAAAAGCTTTAATTTCACTCTGAATTTTAGACTTATTGTTTTTCAAATAAGCTTCATTAGCCACCTTCTGTTTTTCATCAAACTTCTCCTTGAGAAGACTGATTACTGCATCTTTTTGTGCTCTTGTAATCTTCATACTACTCTGATTTATAATTTTGAATATTAAATTCAATTTTTTCTTTTATACTTTTCCAAGATATGGGTTTATAATCATTATTATCTACTCCAACATCATACTGTGTTGGGTATAGAATAGAACTTCTAGATACATCAGAACCTGAAGAATTTGGACTTGAATGAATATGTCCAAATAACTGAATGGAATAATCAGTTTCATAAACTTTTGGATCTCCATGTGAAAAACATAAAAACGGAAAATGGTTTAAGTAAACAATTTTGCCATTAATTGAAATTCTAGCTTGGGATACACATTCATCAAATAAAGCTTTTGAACCAGCAGTTAAATTTTTCCAATCGTGATTTCCAATAACAAGAATAATATGACCATTTAATTGATCTCTAATATTTTTCCAAAACGGAAATCCACCAAAGGCAAAATCCCCTAAATGAAACACAGTATCATCCAAGCCAACAACTGAATTCCAATTATCAATTAACGATTCGTCATGTTCTTGTATTGAATTAAAAGGACGATTACAAAACTTTATAATATTTTGATGTCCAAAATGAGTATCTGAAGTAAAATAAATGCCTTCTTCTGGATATTTAATTATCATCTTTTGGTTTGTTACAATATAATATTTTATTATCCTGTTCTATTTGACTTTGTTTAGATTGCTTTTCTATATAAAATTTATAATCTCTTTTAGCATTATCATAAACAACTGTTACGTGTCTACGTGTTATTTCATATACCCAACCGTAATAAATATCGTTACCTTCTTTTACCCAAACATCATCAAATACATCTAAATCTTTAACTATTTTTAAAGGTTTTTCCTGTTCTTCGTATTTATGAACTAATCTGAACATAAAGCACGTTGTTTAAAATCATTAATTATTTCAGTTAATTCGTCTATATTATCAAAAGACCAACCATCTGTTTTAATATTAAGAAATCTACCAACTCCACTATTTCTTGAAGATATTGTAATGGTTTGAACATTGTCTTCGTCTTCTGTACAATCTCCTGCTTGAACGTATTGTATAGATACATCATCTATGCCAATTTGTTGAGATTTGTAATTAAATTCTTCACTATCTATCGCATGTATCATAATATTTAAATTTTAAATGCTAACCTAACAGCACTCCTAGGGAATTACCCCGTGGACTGTTGCCTTTCAACCACGAATGGCGAGTCTGGCTCAAGGTTTCTGGTTTGTTAGCTCTCCTGAACCTTTTTCGATTTAGCAGGAATAGTGGGATTCGAGCCCACGAGTGGCGATTAACTCCACGTCCTTCCGTCAGCATGACATCTGAGCTTTTATGCGCAATATTATGCTCAGCCGCTAATATATCTATCCCTTATTCCAACGGATTCCAACCGTATACCGGTAATCACTTCCGGTACTAGCGTACTTCGGCTGCGATTCGAACGCAAAATTAAAAAAGTTATTCTTCATTTTGTGTAGAATCGTCCTTATTTTTATGATAACGATAATAATAACGATCTCCGTTTTTATTTTTAGATTTATATGTATCTAATTGAGAATCACAATTAGGACAAATACAACGTAAATTATCTCGTTTATTATTACTAGCGTGTCCATCAATATGATCTATTATAAATATCAAAGGCTTTCCATTTCATTCAGGTGGATTTTTACAAATATCACAAACTCCACCTTGTTCTTTTAAAATATCATCTTTAAAATGTTTTGGAGAATAACTTGCTCGCATTATAGAAGGATCACCATTTAAAATTAATTCATATTTTTGTTTATGCTCGTATTCGTTTTGACATTTGGAGTTGCAAAATTTACCAGTTGATCCAGAATATAATACATTTTCTTTTCCACAATTTAAACACTTAAATGTTGGAAGTTTAGAAACACCTTTATTAAAATGTTCGTTTTGATTTACCTTTCGTTTATTTGGTAATGATATTCCAATTCGTTTTGCAACTTTTTTAATATTTGATCCAGTACAACCATATATCTCTCCAATCTTTTCATAAGATAATTTATCTTCATTAATATATTTATCCAATTTTTCTTTTTCATCAAATCATTTAGATTCCATAATTAATAATTTTAAAGTTAAACATAAATTCGAACTCAAATATACTAATTATTTTTTACATTTCCAAATGTTCGAATATAAAATTTAAATGACCAAGAAAGGGGATTCGAACCCCTAAGGCCATTTCTGGCATCTGTTTAGAAGACAGAGACGCTTCCAATTACGTACTATTCTTGGTAAATACTAGGGTTAACGTACCCTAGTCAACGTCATCTAAATCGATGAATTCGTCTTCTAAAGATTCCTGAATCTCCATTTGTTCTTTTCAGTTTGTTCTACGATCTTTCTTATCAGGATATTTCTTTTCTCTTACCTGCTTAGACTTCTTTTTGAACTTTTGTGTTGTTATTACTTCATCTGCGAAGTGCTCCAACTCATAATCTGAAACTTTTGGCATTTATTCAACTTCTACTAAATCATTAAAACCTTTATAAGACTGAATAACTATATTAGGAATAATTCGCTTAACCTCATCAGACCAATTACCTTCTGTAGGAATTACGTTTGTATCAAGCAATTCAACCCAATTAGTTGTTTCTAAACGATATGAACCGTGATTAATGTGAATATGATAAACATCCCACATTTTCTGTACATCATTTAAAATATCAGAAGTTTTCAAATCACATTCTGGTGTATCACCAATATAGTGGGCAATAGCACTTTTATTAGTAAACTTGTGAATAGGCTCATCTGAAATGGTAATAAGAACACCCCTTTTGTTTCTTTTCTCAAAAGAATCAATTTTCATATGATTTGCTGCAACATACCAAATCAGTTGAGGATCTTCGCCATTATTACCACCACCCATTCCTTCTAGATAAATTAATTTGAGCCATTTTTCCATTAATTCATCAGAAGATTCAAATTCACCTATTTGAACAGGAGCCTCTTCATAGTTATCATGACAGTCCCCAAATCCGCAGAAACAAACTTGAGGATTATCTATTCCAGCATCCATTATAAGTTTAATGATATCTGGAAAAGCGTTCTTAATGAGTTCTTCAGGAACCATTCCCATCGAACCAGTTTCATCAAGTGCTATAATAATTGGAAAAGACTCTGGATGCTCTTCACTATCACGAGATTCACGGATTTTCTTTTTACGAATATCCATCTCAGGAGAGAGATGAGATTGTCTAAAAATCTCCTCTCTACTCCTAAGAGAATAATCACTAGTACTTCTAGAAGAAGCTTTTATATAGTTATAACTACCACCACCCATTATTACTCTGCATTAAGTGCGTCCTTGATCTTATTTGCAAGATCTGGATTCTTCTTAAGATTCTCTACGAATGCAGTAACATCAAATGCAGCACTTGTATCAGGTGTTGCAACAGGTTCTGAACTAACTGTCTGAGGTGCTACTTGTTGAGGAACAATATTCTGAAGAGGATTTTGTCCACCCATCATTTGAGACATAAGCATCAAATTGAGCATGTCATTATTCTCTCCTTCACCCTTTCCAGTAAGTGCCATGAGCATAAGTGGATTCATATTGCTACCACCGAAAAGATTATTCTTGCCAGTCATCATCTGAACCATAAGAAGATCCTTTACATCAAAATCACTATTCTCATCAGAAAGAGCGAAAATGAGTGGATTGAAACCACCAGCATCAAAGTTAAATACATTGACAAGGACTCGAGTCATTGCTTGACCAAGCAAGAAATCTTGAACCTCCTGCTTATTATGAGTATAGCCAGTATAAGAAAGAATTTTAAGAGATCCATCTGCGTTCTTCATCATTACACGACCATAGCTATTGCCATTCTTAATAACATCACCTATCTGAACCTGAGTAGAGGGCTTGTTAATAGAATAAACAGGAACGTCAATTAGAACCTCACGAGGATAAGAAGTTAGAGTACCATCAGATTTCATTCCAATATACTCATCACCAATAGCGATACACATAGTACCGTCCATAGACATCTTAACACCATCTTCACGCTCAGGAATCCACTGAGACTTATACTTGTCTGCAATACCTGCAAACATACTGTTTGTTTTCTTCATATCTTTAATATAATAAGGGTTTTTTTCGTTAGAAACTACTTTGTCCTGAACATTTACAGGAATATCGTTAATAGAATCAACAATAAGATCTTTAAGAGTGACCTCAACTCCTTTACGATCTTTTATTTTTTTAGAATTTCTATTCTGAACAGCTACAACTTGCATTGGAGTTGAATAATTAGGACTCCTAAGCATATCTCCAACCTTTATCTGTCCATTATAGATAAAAGCATAACGCTTCTGTTGACTAATCTCATAAGCGTTAAGTTTACGTGTTGTATAAACAACTGTAATTATTTGATACATTATTTTCTATAATAATTATTAAATTCTGTTATAGATTGAATATCAGTAAAAGAATTATGAAATTCTTTTAAAGTTTTGTGTCCAGTATAAGACATTGCTGATCTTAAAGCAGACTCAAAAGTTTTTAATAATTGGTTTAATTCAAACTCAACAGGTACTAGTATTTCAGAACCTTCTGGTTCTTTATGAACACCGCCAGAAATATCAATTTGACCTTGTTCAGAAGCCATACCATAATAGCTACGATATTGTTTAATACCATCATTTGCTACTATTTCTCCACAAGCTTCTTTACATCTAGCGAACATATTACCCATCATAACATAATCGGCACCTAAAGCTAAACATTTAACTGCTCTATCAATGGTTGTTATTCCACCATCAGCAATTATTTTAGTAAATTTACCTTTATAGCCATCGGCAATCATGTTAGACTTTACTACTTTTATTTGTGTCAGTAGATAAGGTAATGATTGATGAATGCCAGTTAATCTAGATGTATCGCAAACACTTCCACCTCCAACTCCAACACGGACATAATCTATTCCTGCTTTGCAACAATCTTTGTAAATATATTGATTATCTATATTTCCAATCATTAATACAAGATTTGGGTATTTAGTTTTAGCCTCATTTGCTAAATCATATAATTTTTTCATATGTCCGTTTGCAATATCAACTAAAATATGATACCCATTTAAATCTAACTCATCACTAGATAATAGATACTCAAATTCATTTAATGAAAGTGCAACCCAATCCTCCCTGTTATATGCATATTGTGTATTTCTAGGAAGAATTGGAATTACTTTTGATTTTTTAAAAACATCAAAATTATTTTCATTTAATACACAAGTCATTGGAGATACAAAAATGGGCAATTTCCCATTTTCATCGTAAGGCTTAATTTCAGACCTATGTTCTATATCAACAGGATGTTGACTAGCACATATAACGATTTCATCTAAACTATATTGCATATCTTTTTAAGTAATAAAGTTTCACCTAAAGTAAGGAATTCGTAAAGACACTTAAGTGCTATTTTGGCAATTAACACTTTGTGATTAAATGCCCAATCATAATTATTGATATCACCTATTTGAATCCAATTAACATTGGCTACCTCATCTTTTTCAGCACCTTTAGCATATATAGTTTGACCTTTATACATGTTTTTATCAAAAGTATAATACCTAAAAGTAACATTTTGTTTATTGGGTTCGTCATTAGGATCATCATTAACTCCAAATAGCTTTAGATGCTTTGGATTAACATAAAGATTTGTTTCTTCTGCAATTTCTCTAGCACAACACTCAGCTACAGTTTCATTGTAATCAAGATATCCACAAGGACAATTCCAATAACCTTGAAAATCTGGAGCACCTTTACCTCTTTGATTAGCTAAAACAAAAAGTTTATTATCGTCTAAACAAAATACAAAACCTACTGCAGCAATAGATCTACTTATCCAATAAGTTTTACCTTCATGATT